TTGGGAGATTGCCGCCTATTGATTTTCGGCAAAGCAAGTGAATTCCCGTACCGAAACGCGAGACCGTTCAAGCCGTTTAGAATATACGCCGCACCTGATAAAGCATCCTCTTTCCTACCGTCCGACGTGTTCCGGCGTTCTTCATCGGTTTCTGATAAAATGCGGGGAACTTGCCCTTCAATACCGGCTTTCCTGTGCAGCGCGGACGCATCGGATACCCCTGTACAGAGAAGCGCTCCGCCGTGCAGCTCAGAGCGTTTACGGACTACATACCGCGTTCCTTCGCAAACACCGGATGAAAATCGCCGCTTAGCTGATACGCATCTGCGCGCCGCCG